AAGGTAACACTGGTGGCTCAACGCAGAAGCCTCAATCTGTGGCAGACATGGTTGCAAACTGGTCTGATGGTGGTAAAGAAGCATTTGCCGCTATGAAGAAAAAGCAATCAACCTAACCACACTTTTAATTTTTTGAGGATTTAATCATGGCTGTAACAACTAGTTCAACTTTAGACGATCTATTCGTCAACATCATCGCTCAGGCTCGCTTTACCGCAGAAGAGCAATCACTCATGCTTGGTCTTGTTACTCAGTACAACATTGGTAACGAAGCAGGCAAAACCATACAAGTGCCTAAGTACCCTGCCATCAGCGCGGCTGATTTGACAGAAGGAACGGATATGTCTAGCACTACTGTTAGCACTTCATCTGTTTCTGTAACTGTTGGTGAAGTAGGCGCACAGGTAATCTTGACTGACCTTGCTACTATGGGCGCAGGAAACCCTGCTGATGAGTTAGGTACTGTTCTTGGTAACGCTATCGCTACTAAGATTGATACTGACCTTATCGCTTTGTTTGATGGGTTTAGTTCATCATTCGGTACAGCAGGTTCAGAGACTTCTGTTGCTGATTTGTTCAAGGCCGCGGCTACTCTACGTGCTAACAAAGTAACTGGCTCTATGGCCGCTGTTGTTCACCCATATCAGGCATACGCTATTAAAGCTAACCTGACTAACACGTTCGCTAATCCGAATGGTGGTGACGTTCAGAACGAAGCTATGCGTAATGGCTACGTTGGAACTATCGCAGGTATTGACGTTTATGAATCAGCTAACGTTACTATCGATGGCAACGGTGATTGCAAAGGTGCTGTATTTGCACCAGAAGCACTTGCTATTGCTATGAAGCGTGACTTCCAGATCGCTCCACAGCGTGATGAGAGCCTCCGCGCTTGGGAATTGAATGCAACTGCTGTCTACGGTGTAGGCGAGTTGGACGATTCCTACGGTGTTGAAGTTCTAGGTGACGCAACTCTGTAAGACTATATCGCCCCCTTTTCGGAGGGGGCTTTCTTACGAGGTATATATGGCAATTACTTATCGCGGTATTAAATTTGAAGGCTATAATAAGCCAAAGCGCACCCCTAACCATGACAGTAAGAGCCACGCTGTATTAGCAAAGGAAGGCAACAAGATCAAGCTGATTCGTTTTGGTCAAAAGGGTGCTGATAATAAACCGCCCAGAAAAAATGAAACCGAAGCAGACAAAGCTAAAAGACGATCTTTCAAGGCGCGATTTGCAAAACAGATAGCTAAAGGGCGCAAAGATAAAACCGCATCAGCGGCTTATTGGGCAGACAAGGTGAAGTGGTAATGGCATTTTCTAACGACACAAATTTAACTGATTTAGTCCCAGATATATTGACGCTTGGAATATCGTCTTTTTCTGATGATCACGCTAAAGCGCAAGCAGATATTGAGCGAGAATTACGCATCAAATGGTGGGCTAAAAAAGGCATATCAGGTGAGATGGATAACAGCAAACTCACTGACTCTCAATTTACACGTTGTGCATCTTATTTGGTGCTATGGCGTTACGCTCTACCGCAACTCACTAATTGGGTTGATGGTGACAGATTTCAGGGCATGATAGAATTCTACCGCGCAAGATATGGTGAAGAGTTAGAGGCTATATTTGGTGATGGTGTAGAATATGATGATGATGGTGATGGCACTATCGACAATGATGAAAAGAATGCACTGAATGCTAATAGGCTCGATAGGTAATGCAATTCAGCGTTAAAACAAACGCTAAAGCCGTATCAAAGCGTATTGGTAAAAAGGGTAAGGAATTATCCAACAGCATTAAAAAAGCCCTCTTAATCACTGGATTAAAAGGCGTAAATATAATTGAGCAACGCACCTCTAAAGGTGTTGGGTTTAAAGGCGGTAAGTTCAAGCCCTATAATTCAGTTTATGCGGCATTTAGAACAAGCAAGGGAAGAAGCACAACGCCTGACTTGCAATTTACTGGGCAGATGATGGGAAGCATGACCGTTAGGGCAAACAGTAAGCAAGCAGAGATTTATTTTAGCAGAGCCGCAGAATCAAAGAAGGCGGCAATGAATAATAAAAGCAGACCGTTTTTTGGGTTTAGCCGAAAAGAAGAAAAGCAATTAGGCAAGACATTTTTTAGGTATTTGAAATGAGTGTACGAGAAGAGATAGCAGGAAACATCGTTACTACATTACAAGGCATTACAGCCCCAGTAGCGGTAAAATATGCCACTAGAGAGCCATTTGACTTTCAGAAGCTATCTAACGCTCAGTACCCTGCTATTCTTGTTCGCAGTGCAGATGAGAGCAGAGAAGATGCCTCAATAGGCGGCTCAATAACCCAAAGGATGGGAACAATAAATTACGAATTAGTATGCTTTGTTAAAGGTTCTACCATTGACAGTGCAAGAAACAATATAATTGAAGCGATTGAAGAGGGACTTGATGTTGATCGTACCAGAGGCAATAAAGCCATTGATACGCAAGTTATCAACGTTGAGATTGACGAAGGTTCTATTGACCCCATTGGTGGGGTCATTATTACGGTTCGCGTTGTATATCAGTATACTCGCGGCACAACTTAACTTAACTTAAAAAGGTACATATCATGGCGACTAAAACAGGCGCATCTGGAGTAGTAAAAGTACAAGTCTCAGGCACGACTGTTGCCGTGGTAGGCGAAGTACGTTCTTTCACGTTTGACGGTTCAGCAGACACTATTGAAGATTCAGTAATGGGCGATTCTTCTAGAACTTACAAGCAAGGCTTAAAAACCAACACAGTTTCACTTGATGTTTATTGGGATGAGGCAGACGCACAGCAGTTAATTCTTGATGAACGAACTGATGTTGATTTTGAAATCTATCCTACTGGCACTGGTTCAGGCGAGACTTTCTTTTCAGGCGGTGGCATTGTAACTTCTCGTTCTATCAGTGGAGCATTTGATGGAATGGTTGAAGCAAGTTTCACCATTCAGTGCAGTGGAGATGTAACCGAAGCACAAGTATAAGGGGATAAACCATGGGATTAGCAAAAGAGTTACGAAGCAGAAGAAAGATACAGGCGCGAGAAGTTGTAGTTCCTGCATGGGGTGACGAATCTGGAGCGTTTAAGTTATATTGTAGAACGATTACGTGCTATGACTTAGATCAATTACAGAAGAAGCACCCCGACTTTCTTAACAACACAACTATCGGTGCAATGGTAGATTTGATTTGCATGAAAGCAGAAGATGAGGGCGGTAGTAAACTGTTCGGGTCTGCGGAAGATAGGTTAGATTTGATGGGCGAAGAAACAAGCGTCATATCAGATATAGCTAATCAGATGTTTGCTGAAATTGAATCTGCGGAGGTGGCTGAAAAAAACTAAGAAGCGATCAATCAAGGATGAATCTATTATCTTTGGCTGATCGCCTTCACATTACGATAGAAGAAGCAGAGCAAATGCCTGTCAATCACTTCAATGAGTGGTTGGCCTACTTTCAAATAATGAGCGAGAACGATGGCGACAGATTTTAATTTTTATATAAAAGCATTTGATCAAACCAAAAAAGCATTCGGCTCTGTTACTTCTAGTGTAAAGACAGTTACTGGGGCAGTCTTTTCTATGAGGTCTGCTTTAGCTGTTACCGCAGGTGCGGCAGGATTTGGGCTTCTTGTTAAATCTTCTTTAAGTGCAACTGATTCATTAGCTAAGACGGCATCGAAGATTGGCACAACCACTGAGGCACTAAGTGCTTTGCGGTATGCGGCAGACGTGACTGGCATTGCTACCACTACGATGGATATGGCTCTGCAACGGTTTACCCGAAGAACAGCAGAAGCGGCAAAAGGAACAGGAGAGGCTAAGGGTGCAATTCGAGAGTTAGGCATTAACGCTAAAGAGTTGAATCGAATGCCGTTAGACCAAAGAATGCTCGTTCTTGCAGATGCGTTTAGCGGAGTTAAAAGTGAATCAGATCGCCTTAGATTAGCGTTTAAGCTGTTTGACAGTGAAGGTGCGGCATTAGTTAATACGTTAGGTTTAGGCCGCGAGGGACTAGCTGAATTGCTTGGGGAGGCAAAAGCATTAGGCGCTGTAATGTCCAGTGATGCCGCAAGAGGTGTTGAGAAAACGGCTGATGAAATTACTAAGCTAAAGGCCATCGCTCAAGGGATGAGAGATCAGTTTGTTGCGGCTCTTGCCCCTGCGATTGGTTATGTTGTAGCGCATTTTACAGCGTTTTTTAAAAAGATTTCCGAAGAAAAGGGCGGTGTTGAGCAATTCGCCAAAGACATGGCGATCTCGTTTCTTAAAGCAACGGTTGCAGTTGTTAAATCATTGGATACTCTCGTCACAAAGGTTGGGCAAAGTTTTCAATATATGCGAGAAAAAGTTTCAGAATTTAAAACAATGGCAAGAAAAAAAGACATTGAAGATTTTGCCAAACGGATTGAGATTGGTAGAAAAGCACTTCAATCATTGTTGCTACAAAAAGAGCCTGATTTAAAAGGATTTGACATGAAGGGCTTAGAGGTTAATGTTGAAAACCTCTCTGTGTTACTGGCTTATTTAAAGACAAGAGTTGCCATTATAAAAGATGAAATTTCTTCTGGCACACCATTGGATTGGTCTAATGTAATTAATGTTGAGGGTTTTGAAAAAACGGTTGACAAACTAATAGATAACATTGAAAACGGTGGCTCAGGTGGAAAGCCACTGAAAGAAGTCGTAGTTGAAGATGTTGAAGATATGCGCCTTGCTTTTGAAAATTGGCAAGAGAAAATAGGCGATATAGATTTAGCCATGCAAGAGTTGGCACAAAAAGGCATGAACAAGTTTACCGATGCCTTTACCGATGCAATCACTGGGGCAAAGAACTTTGGTGATGCCATGAGAGATATGGCGAAGTCGGTAGTTGATAGCTTAATTAAAATGCTTGTCCAGTATTACATTACTAAACCACTGTTTGACGCTATTACTGGTAGCTTTGGCGGTGGTGGAAATGCAAACCCATCAGGCAATGCGTCAGGGACAAATTTAGGTGGCAGTCGATCATTTAATGGCGGTGGATTCACTGGCATGGGTTCTCGATCTGGTGGCGTAGACGGCAAGGGCGGTTTTAATGCCATTCTTCATCCTAATGAGACTGTTATTGATCATACTAAAGGTCAATCATCTGGCGTGGTAGTACAGCAGACCATTAACGTCACTACAGGCGTACAGCAAACCGTACGTGCTGAGATCGTTCAGTTAATGCCTCAGATTGCCCAAGCCGCTAAAGGTGCTGTTGCAGACGCTAGGTTGCGCGGTGGTAACTTCTCTAAAGCAATGGCAGGAGCATAACAGATGCCTTTATCTTTTCCCTCAGTAGGCATACAGAATAT